ATTTTCATTTCTTCGTATAAATTTTTTACTATATCGGAAATATTTTCCTCGTTTTTAGGTGAATGTTTATATAATGTGTTTGTGATTATAAATTTGTTAAATCGTATATTTTTATATATTGATTTAATAAATATTGTATAGTATTCCCAACTATTCCTACTTATTTCCAATATGCAACCATAATCATCATTTAATAAAAACATGTTTTCTGTAAATTCTCCTTTATTAGATAAATCACTATCGATTACTTTTTTAGAAAAATATTTAGAAAGTTCATCTTCAACATCTTTTATAACTGTTTCTTTATACTTATCTATTGTAGATTTTGTTTTTCTATTTAAATTATAAATTTTATCTACATATTCTTTATATTTATCTACATTATTCATAATTAGAATGTTATTTCAACATTATCACCATCAACAGTAATTTCTTGAACAGTTATTTGTTGATTATTTGGTGTGTTTGTATTAATTTCTATTTTTTCAGGATCGTCAATTAATAAAGTTTTTTCTTCTTTAATATCTTCATCATTATAGATAACAACAACATACTCAAGTTCAACTTTATGAACATCAATATAATATTCAATACCTTCATCGCCCATCCATTCAAATCTTAATTTCCAATATACAATAGCACTTAAATCTTCATAATCATCATATTTATATTTATCATCATGATTTGTATAATATATTTCATTATGAGATAAATTGGTTTTGAATTCAAAATCAGAAGTATTCATATCTTCAAGTATAAAATTGTTGAATTTTTTCATTTATACTAATTTTTCTTTTATATATTAAAAATAAAAATTATTTTTTAAAGATTATTAATATAATCAAGCTTTTCTTTTCTTGATTTGATTAGAAATGTTTTATAGATAAGAAGTGCGGTTTTTGGATTTGCAATTATAAATGTAGTATCTGAGCCTTCTTTTCTTCCTGATAGAATGTTATTATTTTCCATATATTTATCATCATATATTGGAATACCATTCATATCCCCAATTTTATTTATCATTTAATTGTTTTAATTTTTCTTTTCTTATAAATTTGTTAAATTCTTTATTAAGATGTTTTTTAATAATTGGATACCAATCAGAATATTTAATATTAAGTGTCATGCCACTGCGTTTTTCATTCCATTCATCACCTGATTTATAAAAGCAGTGTGCTACATGTTCAACAGATAATCCTAATTTGTGGGATAATTCTATTTTTTCTTCATTTGTTAAATCGTAATAATCTATTTCATAGTTATTTACATATTTTTCATAATAAAATTGTACCATTTATTTTGTTTAATTTTTCTTTTCTAATTTGTTTAATTGTTTTAAAATATGTATTGAATAGTCCATACCCTTTTGATACTAATGAATCTTGATGTTGTCTGAAGTAAATATATTCACCTTTTGAGAATTGTACATTAAATCCTTTTGGATACTCTCTTGTTACAAATTTTTGATCTGTGTATTCATACCATTCTCCTTTTTGAAATGGGTGATTATAATTTTTAACGCATAAACATTTGCTTCTCATAAAAATTTATAGTAAAAAGTGGTAAGAAAGTTAGTTAAAATTCCCCTAATTCTTCTTTATTAAGATTTAAAAAGTTTCCTAACTTATCAAGATTTTCTTTTGATAAAGATGTTATTTTTTTAAGTAGTTGTTTTTTTGCTTCTTCGTTACTTGAATTTTTCATTAATTTAGAAAGTTGATCAATATTTGAACTAACTTGTTTATTTGTATTCAATTTATTTTTAATTGGTTTTAATTTATCCCAAATCATACCATAGATATATTTAAACCATTCTTTTGATTTTTCTTTATAAGTATCTAATTTTTGAGATTTTTCATCTTGTGTTTGTGGCTCAGATTGTGGTTTATTTTGAGCCTGAACTTGAATTGGTTGAGCCACATTTGATTGAGTAAATTCATCTGCTTCTTGTACTTTTTCTATTTTTTTAATACCAGCCATTTTTTCAATTTGTGGTATCATATAATCTTTAACAAAAATTGGAATAGCATCAGAGAATTTATCTCTTTTCATATCCATTAAATTTTTAAGGTTTTTATCTTTTGCTTGTTCAAAAATATCAGCAAAATCTTTATCATCTAATTTTATTTGAATAGATTTAAGTGCGAAGTAAATTGCCTTTAAATTGTCGTTAAGTAATTTATTAATAGTTTCTTGACCTTCACTATTGTCAATTTTGGTATTTAATGAGTTTTGATTAGAAGATAGAAAATCCTCAAAGGTGTTGACTATTTTTAAATAATCAGTTTCATCATCAATTTTTTTAAATAATGTGCCTAATTCATTTTTTATATCTTCATCTGATTCATTAAAAAGTTTCATGTAAGTACTTTTAAAATCATCATAGAAATTCTCATTCATGAATTCTAAATAATTATATAACATTATGCTTGACTTTTTTGCATATTTTGTGGTTGACCTTCTTTTTGAACATTTTTATTTTTTTCAATTTGTTCTTCTTGTGGTTCTTCTACTTTTTTACCAATTTTATTTGTATAAGGATTTATTGTGACAATTTCGCCATTACTATTGGTTAGTTCTGCACTTTTAACTGTACCATCATTTTCAATTTCTTTAACAGTAATTTCAACTTCATTACCTTCTGAATTAGTATAATTATATTTTTTATCTATTTCAAATGTTCTTTGTTCTTTATCACTACTTTCCATCATTTGTTGTAATGTTTCAGTATTAGTTTTCATTTCTTTGGCAATTTGTGCTCGTTGTTTTTGAATATTAGCAATAGTTTTTTTGTCACCTATTTTTGTGTAGTGTTCTTCCCATTGTTCAAAAATATGGTCACTAATTTGATTTTTTGCAAGTAGCAATGCTTGTTCTAATTTTTTAGATATTTTACCATCTTTACCAGTATATTTTTTCTTTAATGCTTCAATTTCATTATTAAAATTCTTTTTAAGTTCTTCAATATGTTTCTTAGAGACATTTATTTTACCTTTTAATTGAGTTTTATCTAGATTATTTGTGTTATCTTCTTGTCCTGCTGTTTGTTTTTGATCTATAGGGTTAGGTTTTACATCTTCACCTTTTTGTTGTGATGTTGCAGGTTCACCATCATCCTCACTACTTGCGGCATATCCATCTTCTTCATAAATTTTTGATTCAATTGCGGCTTGAACATTTTTGTTTGCAGCAGATTTTGCATTTTCAGCATTATTTAATCCTAAGAAAATCTTATTTATTTTATCTTTATAATCTTCTATTTTTTGTTTTAATTCTTTACCACCTTTTATTTTATCGTAAAGTTTACCAATACTTTTGAAGATGTTTTTTAAAAAGCTAAATAAACCTTCGTTTAATGATTGTTCTTTTATTAAAAGAAATTCTTGTTTTGTGTGTATATTTTTCATGTGTGAATTTTTACTTTTTATTATATATTAAAAAGTAAAATTGAAAAATAAAATTTAATGTTCCATATTTGTTGTAATATCTATACTACAAATTTTTCCTGATCCACTATCATCTTTATTCTTAATATTACATGTATATGTTGTGTTTCGTGTTGGATATACAGTTTGTGATTTTTGATTGCTACTTACAAAGTTTGAATCATTAGATGCTGACCACAAATATTTATATTGCCATTTACCTTGAGTTGCTTCTACGGTTATTAAAACTTCCTTACCAGGACGAATATGTTCGCCCACATTTGCTGTCATTGTGGCTTGAATTTCTTTTGGATCAGCATTGACCCCAGGAACTGAAGTGTTGCCTAACAATTGTTTTACTTCACCAACCATAGAAATAATTGGAGTGACACCAGCTAATACATTATTAACCGCACCTAATGGCACATTTATAGATGAAACTGCGTTTTCAGGTAAAAGTAATGAAGCATATTTTAATGGGTCTAATATTGGTTGTAATTGATTTATTTTTGTTTGAAATGCTTGTAAACTTGAAAGTACACTTTGAACGGCAGAAAATGCAGTTGGTATACCTGCTCCTAGTGGCATAACTGCTACGGATGAACCGATTGTAACAAATGATGATATAGTTTCGGTTGTTAATTGTATGCTACCATCATAAATTTCTATATATTTAACTCCTAGTTGTTCAACTGAAGCTATTAGTTCTTTTTTTTTATCTTTTATCCATGTTCTTGTGGGGTGATTTTCAGGATAAGATTTGATAATTAGATCAGCAGTATCATCACCAATTCTTTCATCAGGATTATTACTACTTTGTTCTATTATCATAATTTTTAATACTTCATCTTCAGAAAGTAATTGTTCTTTGATAGTATTTGCATCGATTGGAGAACCTGGACTTTGTAATTTGTTAAGTTCTGATAATTTGGTATTTATAGCATATGTGTTGGCTTCAAATGGACCCATTATTCTTCTTTTTATTTATATATTAATTTTCAAGTGATTAAATATTAACATTTGATTCGAGTATTTCTAACATACCTTTTGGTAAATACTCAGATTCTAATCTTATTAATTTTCTAGAAAAAATAATATTTTTTCTTACTTTTTCTTTAAAATCTAATTCTTTATTCTTTTTATAGATTGAAAGTATTTCTACAAGATTATCAACAAATTCATTTGAATCAAAATCTATTTCATTAGGATATCTTTCTTTAAACATATTCCAGACAGTTTCACCACCTGCTTTTCCAATACCTCTCATTTTTTTATCAAATTTGATAACTGAAAGAATATTATCACCTTTATCTCCTGTGACAATTTTTTGGAAAAGAGATTTTTCTTTATCAATTTCAACTACGGTACATCTTGCTTTTAATCTTTCAAAATGTTCAACAAATTCTGAATCATTATTTAAATCAAAAATATCTTGTTCTAAATTTTCTTCAATATGATTGAAAAATATGTTATGGTTTTTAGGTACAAATATTTTTTCATCATTAAATTTGTGATTGTACATTATATTAATATAATTTTCAGCAATATCAAATTTTAAAAATTGATGCATATCACCATCATTACTAATAATAAAATTAGAATAACCATCTTTATTAGTTTCATTTATAATATGAGCCATTATATCATCACCTTCAAATGGATCAATTGTATATACCATACAATTGTTTCTATGTGTGATATTTTCTTTGAATTTGTCATATGTTTCAAATACAAATTTCCAATCAATTTCAGAGTCTTTTTTTCTACCATCTTTATATTCTGGGTAAAATGTTTTTCTCCAATTTTGTTTTGAATCAGAGATGAAATATATCATATCATATTGAAATACATTAGATATGTTATTATAATCTCTTAGTAGAAGAGTTTCTAAATCTCCATAAAGTGTTTTTATTTTATTAAGTATGAATACGGATCGGTAGAGAGTATAGTTACCATCGATCACAAGGTTAATTTTAAGCATGTTAAGTTTTTTTATTTTTTAAATGATATATTTACAAGAACCGAATGTTGTTTGATCATTTTCACCTATGTAAGTGTAATAGATTTCGATTGATTCTAATTCATTTTCTTGTCTCTCTTTTTTCCTTGTTGTTTCATTGATCTTCAATTCTTGTGTGTAATTGAACTTTACACCTGGTTCTTCACCTAAAATACGATTAAGACCTTTTTTTATTTCTGAAACAGATGCGTTATTTATTTCGATTTCATAAATAAAGTCGTTAATTTGTTTTTCCTTTAAATTTTTAATTTCATTCATTATAATTGAATTATTTTTTATCTATATATTATTTTTAAGCATTTCTAATATTTTTAATATCTTTTGATTTTTCTTTATTTCTTCAAGTTTCATTTTTCGTTCTTCTTTAATGTCACCATATTTATAATCTATGTACATTAATGAACCTTTTGGTGCTGACATTGGTTGTACTGAAACTAACCCAGGCACATTTTCATCATCAGGTAAAATAACATTCGGATTTTTGCCTTCTATTTGTCTTATTTTATTTAGTCTATTTTCTCGTAATTGTTGTATTTCGGATTTTTTTGTGCCACCCATTCCTATCATATGAGCAGAAACCTTTTGTATAATTGGTAATACACTTGAAAAATGTTTTGAGAATCCATTAGTAATTCCTGAACCTGGATATATTTGTGTGTTTTGTAATATGTTATTTTTATGTTGTTGGGTATATTGGTCTAACCATTTATTTTTTTTCAATTTCTATATTTTTATTTTTTATAGCTATATAATCATCCTCTTTAAATATTTTATAATTATTTATATGAAACCAATCTATTAACTCAACATGTTTATCATTGTTTATATGATCAGGTTCAAAAATTATTAAATCCGGATAGTATTTGAGAGATAATATTAAGTCTGCATCTGCTCCTTCTGCATCTAGATAAAGCCAATTAAAATTTTCATCATTTTGTTTAAAAATATCGTTTATTGAAACACTAGTTCTAGTATAACTTTTGATTTCATCTTCTTTCAAAAATTTTGAAATAACTTTTTTATCTATAGTATCTGTGTAACCTTCTCCACCTTCGTACCATATTACATTTTTTCCATCATTTGTTATTATTTCATTTATAAATTTACAATTAGTTAAATGTGAGTAATTTGATTTAGCTTTTTTTAATTGATTTAAACCACCATCTACCATTACAATATCACAAATGTCGTCCATTACTGGAAAAACCCAACCACCAAATGAGCCATCATGAGATCCAATGATAATACTTTTAGTTCTATTTGTGCTGTTTTTGATATAGTAATATAGAATTTTTTCTACTTGATTTCCATGTTCTTCAACTTTAAAATTCCATTCTAATATTTGATGTTCTTGTGCATTTTTAATTATGAGATTATATTTGGCTTCTCCTCCTGACCATTCAATCCAACAACCTTCATATAATTTATGAGACCAAGCAAGTGTATCATTAACATAATTTTTAAATTCTACGGTTAGAGGTAATTGGTGGTTATTGAATATGTTAAATGATGATAATTCTACTCGTGTAGTATTTTTAATGTTATCATATAATATATTTATCATTATAATTATTTTAATATTTTTTTATGCTAGTTTATTCAAATTTTGGTGATATTGTATAACTTTTGAATCTTTTTATAATGTTCTGATTTACAATATCTCCATCAATTTTAATATTTAACTTATTATCATCGATAATTTTAATTATATCACTTATCGTATAATTTGTTATGTGTGAATAATATTTTTCTGTTATATTATTCACTTTAATAATCTCACCATCTATATCTATAATTATTTCATTTAAAGGTTTTAATATTTCGAAAATTAATATTTCAAATTTATCAAATTCTGTATTATTTCCACCAAATACCCAATATAAATCTTTGTCATCTTTTGTTTTTTTCAAATAATCAAAATCATCTATAAATTCAATTGTTGTATATATATCGTAATTATCATTAACATCCTCCAATTTGATTGGTATATTTGAATCACAATTTTTTTTAATTTTGAATTGTGATTCATATTTTTTTATTAATTCCATTATATATGTTTCTAACATTGTATCTTTTGATTTTAAATATTTTTCTAATGTTAAATTTTCAATTAAAGTATCAAAAAATGTATTTTTTATAGATATAAATGCAATATAAATTAGTCGTTCATTTGGAAAATATTCAAAAACTATATCATTATTTTTTAAATATTTTTGGTGTTTTAGTAGAATGTTATCACTAATGAATGTGTCATAATTAATGATATGTATTTGATTATATCCTTGATGTTTAAGAAATTTGATGGAATCTTTCCATTGATTCATAACTGCATATGAATAGTCTGGTTTAGGAAAGCTCAACAGTTTAAAAGCTGTAACATACCATTTCCAACGAATTATTACTTTGGAACCATTGGTTATAATTGGATTTGAAGAATTGTAGATATAATATTTGACACTATTTTGTATATCTGAATCTAAGGGATAATGTGCATGTATTAATATGTCAATATTGAATCGGTTTAAATTCTGAATACATTTTTTTAATTCATCTACTTTTTTTATTGTATCACAATAAGTTGTAATTACAAAACAATTCATTTGTTATTAATTTTTTCTAACTTTATTTTTCTTAACCATTTGGTGTATATTTTTTCAATATCAATTATTTTTTCTTCTGAAAAATAAAAATCAAATGAATTATCTTTATTGGTGACATGATACATTTTATCCCCACTTTGTCCACCCCAACAATTTAGTTCTAGAGGTGATAATAATTTTTCTTTAATTTTGGCACTTTTGTCATTACTGCCTGTTGCTCCCCAAACCATAATTTCATTTTAACATTTCTTTTATATCAGTAACATAACTTATTAGATGTATAATTGGATCTATCGTATGTTCATATTCTGCATTATAACTTCGTTGCAAATTAAGTAATATTGCTGATTTTTTAATATCACCATTATTTTCCATAAAATATGAGAAAAATGGTCGACCTAAAGTTTTCATTAAATCTAAAGGTTTATCTTGAAAATTGTCCATAACATAATGCCAATTCTCTTGTGCATTATTATTACCATTTGTTAAGAAATCAAAAATATCTTTATACCCTGAAGTTGTGATATTTTCTAAATCACCTTTGTTTTGTGTAATATAAATTTCATTTAATTTTTGAACTGCACTTCTCAAATCTGGAAAATTAACAGCAATTAATTTTTTTAATTCTTCTTCTATTAGATTAACCTTCATTCTACTATTTATCGCTTTTAAATACTTAAGGTACATAACAGTTAAATATTCTATTTCTTCTTGGTTTTTTGGTGTAAAATCTACTTTTGTGAATCTTGAAAGTATTTTATCATCAATTTGTTGTATATAATTTGTCGTTAAGATAAATCTAACATGTTGATATTTATCAGAGAAACCTTTCATTGCTTTTTGAAACTGTATTGAAACACCATCAAATTCATCAAAAAATACTATTTTCTCAGCACCTTTTTTGAATGGATTTAATGTTTTACAAAATCTTTCAACTTCATTTCTTAATATATCAACTGAAGAATCTTTTGATGAGTTGAATTCTATATAATCAGCATCTTGACATAATATTTTTGCTAATGTTGATTTGCCTGTTCCTGCTGAATCACTATAAAAAATCATATTTAGTTTTAATCCATCTTTAATTTCATCTCTAATTCTTGGTAAAAGAATTATTGTTTTTAATGATTTTGGTTGGAATTTATAATAAAATATATTATCTCTCATTTATTTAAGTTTATTTATTTAAGTTTATCTATAATATTTGCAAAATTTCCAATTAAAACTATCACTTTCGCCACCATCTCGTAAAATATAATCAAATATTTTGCCAATGATCGTACCACTTTCATCACCAAAAATATATTCTTTACTTGAATTTTCATCAAATGTAAAATTATTATTTTTTGCTGATTCTAATAATTCTTCAAAGGTGTTATTATAATCATAATTATCATTCCATTCAGTAACAAGTTGAGGATTTTCTTTAACAAAATCTACTAATGTTAATTTTTTAGAAGTTTTATTTTTTATAATAAAACTACTTGAACTGCTATTACTTACAAATCCGTTTCTAATTTTCATTTCTTTCTATTTTATTTAATTTCAATTTTCGTTGTTCTCTTATTATTTCACCTTTTGTTCTGTAATTTGTCAGGTATTCTGAAAATCGTATTGATTTATCAAGATTTTTTGCAAAATAATTTGAAAATTGTATTAAATTGTTTTTATTTTCATCAATATATTTTCTTTCATCCATAATTATTTCATTATCTGTTCTAATTTCTCTTTTCGTTCTTTTCTAAGTTTTTGTACTCTTAAAAGATGTGAAAGTTCTTTTTTTAATTTATTTCTCTCATTTATCATATTTATTGAAATACTACCATAATTAGAATTTACCTCAAGTTTAATTGCAAAAATTCTTGATTGTAATCTATATATGTTACAGTTTAATTTTTTTGAGTTCATTTAATTTTAATTTTCTGTGTTCTTTAATACTAATAAAATATTCATATAAGAAATTTAGATTATCCATTTTATATTGGGAAAATTCTTTACACCTATCATGTCCATTGTTGATAGTGTACCATTCTGAAGGTATATAATTATCTTTTATGTTAAAAAAAGAATCAAAAATGTGTATTATAATCTGATATAAATTTGATAGAATCAATAGTGTATATTGAATCTTTCTTAAATAACAATTCATCATGAACATAATCCTTACAACATATTATTTTATTACCTACTTTCATTTTCAATTTTATTCAATTTTAATTTGCGAAATTCTTTTATAGTTAATAAATCATGTATAGATATCTTTCTATTTTTTAATTTACAAATATTGAATTTAATAGTATCAAAATTATCATAATTTTTAAAAATATCATTTATACATTTTGCTTTCTCTTCACTATTCATTTCCACATATTCATATTTATAGTTTCCTGCACCATAAACATTAAATTTAGACAATCCTTTATCATCATTAAAACTCTCCAAAGATATTATTTCATCGAATTTTTCACATAATATGCATTTTGCCTTCCTACCAGAATCATATATTCGATATACAAATTTAAAGTTCATTTATCTTAATATTTTATAGTTTAATTTTTCTGAGTTCATTTAATTTTTCTTTTCTTTGAATTTTCAATTCATCAAAATATTTTTTATACCATTCACAAAAATAATCATCATATTCTTTTAAGTTGAACCAAACACTATGTCCTTTAAAATTAATGCATAATTGTTTTTTATTTATTTCAATAATTTGATATAAATCACCTCTTATAGGATCAAACGTGCCAACAATACCATCACCACATTTTATATCTTTTTCAATACCTTTTTTACAATATAAATAATCACCTACTTTCATAACATAATATTTTCTAATTTCTTTTTTCGTAAATGTTGTAAACTAATAAAAAAATTGTAAAAATAATAACCATGATAATACTTACTTGGTAAAAGAGCAAAAGAACATATTAAGTCTTTATCATTATAAATAGAACAATAATTATAACCGATAAGAACAATAGTGTATAGTTTATCAATAGTTATATTCGAATTTTTGTCTTGATACATATAAAATTTTTACCTACTTTCATTTTTGTTTTTTATTTCATTTATTTTATTTAATTTTTCTTTACGTTCTTTTCTTAATAATTCTTTTTTAAGTTCTTTAGTTAAATCAGGCATAGTATTAGGATATAAAGATACATAATCAAATGATACTACTTTATAATCAGTAACTTCACCTTTATTGTTTACTTTGCCTATTCTTCTGGCGGATATACCAATTTTTCTCATATTAAATATATTATTAAAAGTGATAATAGTTTAAATTAAAAAAGAGCCACCATTAGGTGGCTCTTTTCGTAACAACTATGAACATCGAATTAGCAGGTAATTTCTACCTACTATTAATTATAGTTAATAAATGTTTGTAGGTTTAACTTTTTTCATTATTTTTTCATTTTGAAAATCGCATATTTAATTTTATCAATAAAGTAATTGATAAATTCTTTTCTTGACAAAATTGGTTTGAATAAATTTAACAGTATTGCTAAAATTATCAAAGGGAAAAATGATAACCATATTATTAGTGCTTCCATAATTTTATAATTGATTTATTATATTAATACATATAAAATAATGAGTAAATAAGTTCTTCATCATTTATGTATTGCTTATTTTATGTTTGGTTTAAGATTTTCTTTTTATTTTTTTCAATTTTAATAATCTTAACACTTTTATAGGTGTAACTTCGACAACTTCATATTCATATGTTTCACATAAATATTTATCAAACCCTGGTTGAAATAATCCCGCATTTAGTTTTTTTACAATTTTATCTACACTTTTTTTGTTTTTCCAATTTTGTGATATTTTAATATCTTGTGTTCTACTCTTTAATCTGTATCCTAAATCATATTTAATAAGTTCACTTACATAATAAGCGAAATTAGTTTGTGTTGTAAATTTTATTGTGTATGTTCTTTTTAAACCCATTATATTTATATATAATTAAAAAATAATTGTTGTATGATTAATAAACAATATATGATTGATGAAGAATACCATTATGATGATAATTATTTTAGAATGGTAACAATAACATTAGCTAGAGTTTTAAATAGAAGAGTTAGGTGGATAAATCGTTTTGAAGATAAAAAAATAAGAGTTTTATTGCCGTTTTATACTGCGATGAGTGGTCAGGAAAGATTGATATTAGATGCCTTTGTTGATGATATTGCAGATAGAAGAGTTGAATTAGATACTACTCAGAAACAGAGAGGGGTAATCACATTTAATGGTATATCAACAATTGATGATGAATTTGCTAATCCTCATCAATATATTTCAAAAACTGGAAAGATGAATTCTGAATTAAGAACAATTTGGTCAAGAATTAGAGCGGTGCCGATACATTCATCATATGACGTTAAAATACGATTAGATAATGAAGGGGAAGTTTATACTTGTATGGCAAAATTGTTAGACACATTACACAATTATAGTTTTTCATCTTTTGATTATTTTGGGCAAAAATTAGATTTATTTTTTAGATTACCTTCAGATAAAAGTATAGAAATAATAAGAGAACAAAATCTTACATCTGAAATAACCCCAACGATATCAATGCAATTAGAAGTACAGACAATGTATCCTGTGTTCTTAGTTAATACAGATGATTGTGAAGTTTGTGATAATGATAATTTAATTGATTGGAATTTTTTAGGTGTTGAGAGACCTAATGGTGATGATACAAATTGTAAAGGTTTAAAACGTGTTTATTGGTATAATAATTTTATTGAAAAGAAAACTAAGAAGGAAATAATTGAAGATAAATTAAAGGATAAAAATCCAGATTCAGATATAATTGAATAAATAAAAATTTTGAATGAAAAATAATTTTACTCTATATTTTTGTAAAATAAATAAAAATCAGAATTTGATAGATAAAATTTAATTTTTATTTTATTATTATCTTTCATATTGAAAGTAGTTTGTGATATATATTCAATATTATTTTTAAATAAATGGTACTCCCTATAAATTATATTATCATCATAAATGAATTCTAATTTTAACTTTTCTTTGAATTCAGTATTAATTTTTATTTTAAATATATTGTTTATCTTTTCACATTTGATGTTTTTCTTTAAATATGAAAAATTGAATTGTGTATACCAAGGTAATTGTTTAGTGCTATTTATGTTTATACCATTTTCAATTAAAGAATCACCTTCATATTGATAAACTATTTCTGTTCTTGTTGAAGCTTGTTTGGTCACCATATTATTCAACCAAACATCTGGTGTGTTCCAATTTACATTTTCTATTTTTGATAAATAAAAATCTCTAGATTCTTTTGTTAATAATATACTATGAATTCTTATTATTTGATCAACTATTAAAAAATCTTCAAATTCCTCAATAATATTACCAGCATTTAAAATATTATTAATCATCCAATAATTCCCGCCAAATGAAAATTGATAAATATTGTTTTTTTTACAAAAATTTAGTGATTTATAAATTAATTCGTAAAATTCTATAGGAGATACATTAAGCACACTATCACATTCGAATAGCATTAATGCATCAATATCATTTGTGAAATTATCTTTAATTGCTTTTTTAAAAGATAGATATGCTCCATAATGACCTTCTCTTCTTTCTTGAGATTCATTTAAACATATAGGAACTTTACCTTTGTAACTATTGTTTATTTGTTGTTTATATTCAATATTATCAAACATATTTAACACACTAATAGATTCAATAGATTTAATTTCTCTTACACTATTAATATCAGTTAGTATATGAACTAATTTAATTTTCATTTTTCATTTTTATTATTTTTTGTAGTAATTTGGGCATTTTTCATTATAACACCCCATTTTTTTACTAAAGAAAAATATTTTTTATGCTCAGTTAACAAATTGGGCAAGTCCCAATAGTTCCTTCAACTATAACTCTTGATAATGGTTTTTGTGTCTTTGATATTTTTTCACATACTATATTATTTTTATTTTTTATTAAAGTTGGAAAAAAATGATGTTTTTTATATAATATATAAATATAGATTTTTAAAATTAAAAAATTTAAAAAACTGCAAGATATAAAAAATAAAAAAACAATATTATGAAAAATTTAAAATTAGATTTATTCAATTTTAAGAGAGAACTTTCAATGGATGAAAGTGAATTATCAGTTATAGTTGAAGGTTTTATTCGAAAATATGATGATTACTCAGAAAGAGAATTAGTACAAAATTTGAATGAGAAATTAATGCCTCATTCATGGGATAATAAAGTTAAAAATTTGATGGAGTCATTCACAGAAGAATTAGAGACAGAACCTCTTAATTATAATCTTAAACATTTATATAAGATTATTGATAGAAAAAATCACGGACAATTATATCGTCCAGCAATAAATTCAATTTTGAATATTATCAATATTCAAGGTGATGATTCAAAAATGGAAGCGATTATGAATGAGTTAACTATTCACGATTGGATTCCTGAAGTAAAGCAATTTTTACAAGGTTATTCAAGTAATCCAATTGAAATTCAGAATTACAAAAATTCAGGAAAAGGAACTAAAGTTTATACTTTAGTAGAAAAAGTGGAAGAAGGTCATCTTGCATTTATTGCTGATAGATGGTTTTTAATTGGTGAAGATGAAGTTAAACAAACTTTATTAGAAAATCATATTGAAGATAAAGAAAAAATGCAAGAATTTAGAATTTTAGAAAAAGCATTATCATTATCAGAAATTGAAGATGATAAGATTAGTTTTAGAATTGATGAAAATTTAATTTTGAGTCTTTCAACTAAAAATAATAAAGATGTTTTCTTAAATGAAGAAAAACTTGATAAAGAAACCACACTTGAAAATTTATTTGATTCAAAAATTATTCCTTGGTTGAAGAAAGAATATTATGTATTAGCATCTACAACTGCACAAAATATTGACAAATTTGTTGATTTAGATGTAGCATTAAGAGTTACTAATAATTTACATCCTTATCTTGAAGCAACAGTATTTAATTATAAAGATAAATTATATGTTTATACAAAAGATCAAAGAAGAGGTAGTGCATTTTATGAATATGCTTCTCCAAATGATTTGATTATTGATATTCAAAAGGATCTAGATTATGATTTAACTCCATTTGTTGAAAATAAACTTTCAAAAGAGTTGAAACATCTTAGAGCACTTGAAGATAAAGAAAAGAAAATTGAAGAAAAAATCAAAGATTGTAATAATTCAATTGAAATGTTGAATGAAAATGGAGAACTAGTAAATGAAGATGAAAAATTGAAACAAACTTTCAATAATTTATTAATCTACAAACACGAACTTTATAAGAATCTTAACACAATTAAAGAAGATAAGGTTAATGCTAAGAGAAATATAAAGTAATAAATCACTTCATTTCAAATAAAAAAGAGGAACATATGTTCCTCTTTTTTTCATTACCTAAACACTTAATTTATATTAATTTAGTCTAAATAAAAATAAATTATAAACTTTTTATTTATATATATATATCAAATGAAAGTGATATCAAAATAATATCAAAATAATATCATTTTTATATCAATATATAAACTTTTTAATATCATATCGAAGGCATAATAGGAATAAAAGGCGCAAAAAAATAACACATTTTATGGCGAAATATCTTGATGATGCTGATTTTTACTACGAAATTGTGGTATCGAAGGGCAGAGGTAAACTTACACCCAAATCTCAAAAAATGATAATACTTATCGGAGAAAAGATGATTCAGAAATTTGAAAGTAAATATAAAACAACTGATGATAAATTTGATTGTATGCAATCTGGGATTATGATGATGTTTAAAAATTGGCAAAATTTTAATGAAAAAAGGTACACTCAGGCTTTTCCATATTTTTCTGAAATATGTAAAAGAGGAATTGCCGCAGGATTAAACGAATTGTATCAAAAAAAGAATAATCAGGTTCCACCAAAAATGATTAGTCTTAGCAGTTCGAATGAAGGGAAAGGTCTGCACAATATATAAAGCAAAACCTTTTCAATTTGTGTATTTATTTAGATTACCTTCATATACTATATCATCTATTTTTCTTGTGGTTGACCAAAGTGGCTGAAGGTTTTCTAATGCACAAACAACTGACACCTTTTCATTTTTATTAAAAGACGATACTGGCTTTATATGATCAATATGCCATTCTCCATAATTATCCCAAGACATACTAACTGTAAATAATTTTATCATATATTCTTTAAGTTCTGATGCACTATAACCAAGCATATCTATTGTGTGTCCTTCTTTATCTGTGTCCATTCTAATCAGAGTATTTCTTAACACACTTCGCCAACTAATTATATGATTTATTCTTTTTTTATTTTTTTTGTAGTAATTTCTTCTATATTTTTTAATTTTATCTTGATTTCTATCACACCAATTATTATATTGTTGTTTTGATTTTTCTTTGTTTTTTTGATAATATTCTTTTCTCCATTTCTTTCTTCTTTCTTTTTTCTCTGGATTATTTCTTTCTATTTTTTTCTTTTCTTTATTTTTTTGATAATAGTTTTCATAGTATTTTTTCATCTTTTCTTTATTCTTTTCTACATATTCCTTATCATATTCTTTTTTCTTTTCTTTATTCTTTTCCCTATATGTTCTTTGTGTTTCTTTTATTCTTTCTTTATTCTTTTTGTAATATTCTTTTTGATAATTATTCATAAAAATATTTTTATTTTATATATAAATGTGTGGAAACCCTTTTTTACTTTTTATGTACAATAAATTTTAATATATAGTTTATGGCTTTACAAGATTGGGTTAGACATGAAGGACCTGTGAATTCATCCCCGAATCCACAAAAATTTGATCATTTGAGTGATGATAAGTTTATTATGCTTGTGAGAGATATACAATATGATGATATTTCTAAGGGTAGAGTTCAACATTTTAATAGTTTATATGATGTTGCTATGTCGAATCCTGGTAGTTATATTAATATAAATAATAATTATGAATTACATCAAAACCCACCTGATCCAAATGTTGTTAATCAGTATAAAAAATAAATTTTACTATGATTGATAAGTTGAACAAAGATGATATAATAAGAGTAGAGAAAGCAAGAAAGATATATAACGAAAAGACTATCAATGAACTTTTAAGTGATAAAGAAGCAAATAAATTAAGAAAAGAGAAATTAAAAAAGATAGAGAATGATCAGAAAAATAAATAAAGTTAAAAATAAATTTGTGTTATGGGTAGAAACAGATCAAATGGAAATAAAAAAAAATATCATCAGGGAAAATATTTACTTCAGAATGTTGAAAAATATTTAGGCGATCCAACAAATATTCATTATCTTAGTTCATGGGAATTTGCTTTTTGCCGTTGGTGCGACTTAAATGATAAGGTTAGAAAATGGAGTTCAGAATCAATTGAAATACCATATCACATATCAAATGATATTGGTCAAACAGAAATACATAGATATTATCCAGATTTTTATTTAGAAATGACAAAAAATGGAGATCCTGAATTTTATGATAGACTTATAATAGAGGTCAAACCTAAAACAGAAACATTAGCTCCTAATAAGCCAAAAAAACAAACTTTAAAATTACTTGAAAATTATGAATATTCATTAAGAATGTATAAGAAAAATTTGCACAAATGGGCGTATGCTAAAGAGTGGTGTGAGAGAAGAAATATGAAATTTATAATTATTACTGAAGATGATTTAAAGAAAAGAGGTTTAATACCTTCTAAATAAAAAAATAAATATATGAAAAATTTAAATAAATTTGAAAACTTTGATAGTGAAAAAGATAGATATATTTTAATAGAATATATTAAAATTATGGTAGATAGATTTGGTAGAAATGTGAATAGATTTCCTGGTGAAAAAAGTAATAATTTTTTAAAAGTGTCAGATATAACTGATAATATGAAATATTTAAAATATGCTGAGGATAGTGACACTATAAGGTTCATTGAAATATTATATACGGATGCCGTTGCTGTTATTGGTTATTGGAAGAAAGATCCTGAACAAGTTGCATGTGAATGTGAAGTTGATTATGAAGAATTGTGGGATATATCTTTATTAGAAAAAATTAAAGATTTGTTAGAAGAATATAAAACATAAATATATAGAGCATGGAATTTAGCGAAGAAGTTCATGCATTAATGGGGCAATATAATGAGAATATAAAATTATTGAAAGATGATTCTACTTCTCAAATATTTCAAACTGCTTTCAAAAATCCTACTTGGCAAATAAGACCAACCAATACTAATAAATTGAGAAAAGGTTGTTTCTATATTATAAAGTATAATTATAATGGTAATAAAATATGGTCACCAATTCTTACATTAGAATATAAAGTGAAAAATAATAAAAATATTTTATATGCTATAAATTTTGATTACTTACCTTATAAATATAAAATAATATTTGTGAATAGATTGTTTAAGTTAAATAATGAAGTGATTAACAAAAATAGAGATATTGAGAATGTTTTAGAAGAAAGAAATTTGGATCTAAGTGTCGAAAGTGTTTATAGATGGTTACAGTCAAATGGGAGAAAAGAATATTCACTAACAGCATTTGATGTGTTAAAGATTGAAAATATATATTCTATTTCAACAACGATACTCGATAGATTTATTTTTTTGGATACTAGATATATAAATAATCGAATGATGTTAGATACTTTAGAAGCATTAGATGATCAGAAAACTAAATTAGAAATGCAGAAAAAGATTGATAAGTATGAAGAAATATTAGAACTTTATGAACAAGATGTTGAAATATATTATCGGTCATTACGAAATTTTGAAGCAAATCTAAAATTGTTTGATGAATAGGGAACATAATTATTTAATATATAATTGAAAATTAAATAAATTTAATGGCTAATCGACTTAATGAATCAACATACAATAGATATAATCAACCTAATTCAATGTATGAATTTGGCAGAACTCCGAATAGAACATTTACAAATAAACTTCTTAGACGTTTATCACAATGGGGTCAAGATACTGATGATATGATTGTTAGAAATAGTCAAGCAATAGGTGCCTTTGAGGATACTGATAATATAATTAATGATCCTGGTACTAATATGTATGATTTATTTACTAAGAAAATTATATCTAAATTCCTTGAACAGAAATCAATAGCATACTTAGATAGAAAATATTTAGATAAAAGAAAAATATTAAGACAATACTCGATTAAGGAGGAGATTAAAGATTTTATTACGAGAATATCTGATGAGACAATTATTTATAATGATAATAATTATTTTTGTAATATGGCAGATTTACCTGAATCTTATGATCAGACAATAAGGGATAAATTTCAGGAAAATTTCAGGAAAATTTATAATTCATTTGGTTTTAATGATGGTGTAAAAGCATGGAACTTTTTGAAACATTTTCTTATAGATGGATTTATGGCATTTGAAATAGTATATGATGATAAACAGAAAAATATTATAGATTTAAATTTATTAGACCCATTAACACTTATAATTGCTACTGAACCAGGTAGTTCAACATTAGTTTGGATTCAAAACCCAGATGTTCCAACATTGAGAAGAGTATTATTAGATACAAATATTATATATCTTTCATATTCAAATAATATGGAATATGATGAAACATCATATGTTGAGAGTTTGATTAAACCTTATAATGAACTTAAGTTGTTAGAACAAACAAGATTAATGTATAATATTAATCAAGCTGCAATTTATAAAAAGTTTATTATTCCAGTTGGAGGGTTAACCCGACAACAAGCGGAACAGCAGATATTACAATTAATGTCTGAATATCATGAAGATATAGAATGGGATAATAGAACTGGAGAAGTTTATATTAACGGTTCAACTAAAATTCCACATTCAAAAGATTATTGGTTTCCATCATCAGATCAGGGTCAACCTGAGATGTCAATTGAACAACCACAACAATCATCTTTAAATGAAGATGAAGTTTTACAATGGTTTTTTAGAAATTTTAAAAGAGCTTCAAAATTGCCTTTCAGCCGTTTTGAAGAAGAATCTGGTGGTGGTGGTTTTTATGATGATACTGCGAATATTACAAGAGATGAAATTCGATTTAAAAACTTTATCACAAGAATTAGAACTATGTTTAAAGAATTGATAATTAAACCATTACAAATTCAAATGGTATTAGATTTTCCTGAATTAATAGATGATAAATTATTTGAAACTTTTGTAAGAATTGAATTCAATTCTAATGACTTATTTGAAGAATGGAAATTTCTAAATAATTTGGCAAAGAGATCTGAAATCGCATCAACATTATCATCTAATTTACAGGATGGTGAAGGTACTCCTTATTTAAGTATTGAGTGGATTGTTAGAAATATTATGAAATTTACAGATGCTGATATCGCTGAAAATGAAAAATATAAACTACGTGGTGGTTCTGCTGGTGAAGGTGGTGGAGCAAGTGGTCCAGGTGGTGAAGGTGGCGGAGATGACTTTGGTGGCGGCGAAGGAGACTTTGGTGGCGGCGAAGGAGACTTTGGTGGCGGTCAAGAAGAGTTTGGTGGTGGACAAGAAGAGTTTGGTGGACAAGAAGAAGGTGGTGGAGAAGGTGGAGGTCAATCACAAGGTGAAGGACCTCAAGCACAATTTTAAAAATAAATAAATTAAAATGGATAGAAGAATTAAAGCAATTTTATTAGCAAATGGCATTGATGATTTAGCATCAGTACAAATTGTTGATTATAATGATGATGTACTTGAAATTGTTAAAAATGATAAAACGCAATATATTTCATTAGAAGGTAGAGTTCATATAGAAGATATCGAAGAACAATTTGAAGAAATAAAAGAAGATATTTTTGAAACTAAAACTTCAGATGAAAAAATGAAAATTATCATAGAAGAAATTGAAAATGGACCTATTACAGTAACAGTAAAAACTTCAATAGAAGAAGTTGATGATGATTTATTTAATATAGAAGAAAAAATTGATGATGATATAGATGATTTTCATATTGATTTAGATGATGATTTTAATTTTGATGATGAAGTTAAAGAAGTTGAAAAAATCAAGAAACCAATTAAAAAATCAAAGTTTAAAAAAAAGTCTAAGAAAAAAGATGATGATTTTATAAATTTGTTGTAAAAATACATAAGTAAAAGAGAGCCACAATTTTATTGTGGCTTTTTTTATGCAAAAATGGAAAAAAGACGAATTTTAAGTAAAATATATAAAAGAAAAATAACACAAAGATATGTCAAAAAAACCTGTTCTAATTATCGAACATTGTTTGGATGGCTTAACTTCCATAAACGAAGAAGCGAAAAAACAAGGTAATTATATATTAGGCGGTACTTTTACGGAATTTGACGTAAAGAATCGAAATGATAGAATATATACTGCTGAAAAATTTCTTCCACACCTTGAAGAACTTAATAATCGAAAATCGCAATTAGGTGTAGTTTATGGTGAGTTTGATCACCCAGACGTATTTGATACATCCTTATCTAGAGTTTCCCATTTAATTGAAAGTATAAATTTTAACAAAG